GAGTACGTACAAATTGCGTAGGTAGGAGTTTATTATGGCTGATGCTGTAGCGGTCACAGAACTTAACGATGGAATACGAAATGCCGTGTTCTATTGTACTAATACCAGTGATGGTACAGGTGAGGCAGCGGTAACTAAGATTGATGTATCTGAACTTGCAAGCCGTCCAGATGGGACGGCTTGTACGGGCGTAAGAATTCAAAAGATATCCTTTGCCACTGTAGGCATGGGGGTAAAAATTCTTTGGGACGCAACAACAGACGTTATTGCTACTGAATTACCTGCGGATTACTCCGATACTCTGGATTTTACGGACGTTGGCGGTCTTTCCAACTACTCTGGTAGTGGCAAAACTGGAGATGTTCAATTTACTACGGTTGGACATACAAGCGGAGATACCTATACAATAGTATTGTCCTGTACAAAGGAGTACTAGCGTGAGATGGAAGATTTAGCACGAAAGAACGAGATTGATATTGTCTCCCTTCAAGGCGATATCAAGCTTCTATCTCAAAAGATAGACGTATTAAAGCATAACGATTTACACCACGTGCAAAAGTCTCTTGATTGGGTGGTTAAATTTTTATGGGGCGTTGGCTTTTTAATACTTGGGCAGATAATAATAGGTCTACGAATAACGGTTTGGGGATAGGAGATAGTTAATGGCAACTTCTGGATCGGTTGATTTTAACCTGGATATGGCCGAAATTACAGAGGAAGCCTTTGAAAGGTGCGGCCTGGAGTTAAGAACGGGCTATGACTCAAGAACTGCCCGGAGATCACTTAACCTTTTGTTCCTAGATTGGGCTAATCGAGGTCTTAACTTATGGACTGTTGAGCAAGTAACTCAATCGTTAGCCCAATTATCTACCTCCTCTGCTATCTCAACCTATCCTTTGGGAACCATAACCATGACGGTAGGGGCCTCTGGTAGCTTAAGCGTAGGAGAGACTATTACTGGCGCTACCAGCGGAGTTACTGCGTCTATTATTACCAAGCCTTCTGGCACAACTCTTACCGTCACCGTCCCAAGCGGGAACTTTACTGCTGGGGAAAATATTACTGGTTCCTCAAGCGCGGCAACAACTACGGTAACTTCAGATCCCTCACTCTCAGATGTGCAAGCTACCGTGGATATTCTTGAAGCGGTAATTCGTAGGGATAGTGAGGATATATCTATAACCAGGATAGGAAGACAGGATTATATCAGTATTCCTAAAAAGACTACTCAAGGGCGTCCAACTCAACTGTTTGTAGATCGTCAGATTACCCCCACTATAACAGTATGGCCAGCCCCCGAAAACTCTACGGATAAACTGATATACTATAGAATGAAGCGCATGGATGATGCGGATGTTGCTACAGATAACGCCCAGATTCCTTTCAGGTTCTTGCCTTGTCTGATTGCTGGCTTATCTTATCAAATATCTCTCAAAAAGTCCCCGCAACGTGTAGAAGGTCTTAGAGCTCTTTACGAAGAAGAGTTTGCTAGGGCCGCTGCTCAAGATATTGACCATGGGGTTCCATTAAGACTTGTTCCCACATTCCAATCATTAAGGGTATAAAATGGCTAGGTATGCTGGAGGTAAATATGCGTTAGGGATATCAGACAGGTCTGGTAGAGCGTATCATTTAAGTAACATGATACGCGAATGGAATGGTAATTTAGTTGGCAAGGACGAGTATGAGGCAAAGCAACCGCAACTAACGCCAGCCCGAAACATATCTGATCCGCAAGCTTTACGAATTAGCCGACCTGACCGCACTGAGCCAGCATCACTTGTTTTACTTCCTTTTAATGCTTTTAAGTCAGGCGCAAGCGGTTCGGAAGTTATAACTGTAACAGAGCCTGGTCATGGACGAAGCACCGGGGACACAGTGCGATTTAGAGATGTAGAGGCGTTTGATGGCTTTACGGAAGCCATTCTCGAAGTAGCGGCTGGGAGATCAATTACCAAAATTGACGATAATAGATATAGTTTTACAGCCAGTAGCGGAACAGCAACAACTGGGAATGTCACAGGAGGCGGTGGCTTTGCTTCCGCTGGCCCTGTAACTTTGAGTGCATAATATGGCCTATACCTTTACTACCTTAAAAACAGCTATCCAAGATTACACGCAAAACACTGAATCCACCTTTGTTAGCCAGCTATCACGTTTTATTATTAATGCGGAAGAGCGTATTCTTAAAGAATGCCAGTTAGACGTTTTTCGGAGGAACTCTTCTGGAAGTTTTACGGCTAATCTTAAGTTTTTATCTAAGCCTACTGATTTTTTGGCCCCATACTCTCTAAGCGTTGTAAATAGCTCTAAAAATGAGTTTTTACTGTATAAACACATTACTTTTCTTCAGGATTACACCCCAAATCCGGCCACAACGGGAGTTCCTTTGTACTATGGGGATTGGAACGATACTACTTTTTTAATAGCACCAACCCCAAGTAGCAGTTTTTCTGCGGAACTACACTACTTTTTTAGGCCGGAATCAATCACAGAAGCCTCGAGCGGAACAACATGGCTTGGGGATAACGCCGAATTAGCAATGCTGTATGGTGCTTTAGTAGAAGCATATACCTTTATGAAGGGGGAACAGGAATTATTGAATTTATATAATGGTAGATTTCAGGAATCTTTACAGTGGCTTAAGAATCTTGGAGAAGGCAAGCAAACCAGGGATGAGTATAGATATGATCGTCTTAGAAGGGATGTGGCTTAATGTTTGATGCCAATAGTTTGCTTAATTTAGGAGATGTCTCTGTGCATACTACTGAAAATAGAGGCCATTCTCCCGAAGAAATGGCGGAAATGGCCATGAATAAGATAATGCTAGTCTCAAAGGACGCCCCTCCCGTCATACGGGATCAAGCGATAGCCCATAGAGACAAATTGAAGGAAGTTCTTATTTTCTATATGAATAGAATGGCTCAGAGTGAAAGAACTACAATCTGGGCTCTTATGAAACAGCAAGGCCACGAAGACATGGCCGAAATTATAAGGAGATTGTAAGATGGCTGTTGGATCATCCGCTATGTGCGGAACTTTTAAAAGAGAAATACTTGCTGGTATTCATTTTTGGACTCCACATACCAGAACAGGTTCTAGTGCAATTTCAGCGGATACGTTCAAAGTTGCCATGTTCACGAATAGTTCCTCCATTGATGCGGACACTACTGGATACACCACCAGTAATGAAGTTAGTGGGACGAACTATACAGCCGGAGGAGAGGCTCTAGGAAGTGTAACCTTGGGCTTGAGTGATAATAGCAGTTCCGTACCAACCTCTTTTCTCGATTTTGCGGATACCACTTGGTCGAGTTCTACAATTAGTAGCGCAAGAGGTGCTTTAATTTACAACAGCACGTTAGACAGTGCTGGCACAGGGTCTACAACAAATCACGCGGCTGACCCTGCGGTTGCGGTAATTAATTTTGGCGGGGACAAATCGTCAAGTTCAGGAGACTTTACCATTCAGTACCCAGCAAATGACGCTAATAACGCGATAATTAGGATTGCATAATGGCCTTAATTACTGGCTGGAATAGAAGTACCTGGAACTCTGGAGCGTGGGATAGTCCTATTCCCGTAGAGGTTACAGGTGTTTCTGCGGCCAGTGCAGTTGGTTCGGCCACTATAAGTCTTCCTGTTAGTATAAGCGTTACTGGGGTATCAGCGGCTAGTGGAGTAGGCTCTGTTACGGTAGCCCTTCCCGCTAGTATAAGCGTTACTGGGGTATCAGCGGCTAGTGGAGTAGGCTCTCCTTCTATAAGTCTTTCCGTTAGTCTTAGCGTTACTGGAGTTTCTGCGGCCAGCGGCATAGGATCTGCTACGGTAAGTCTTCCTATTAGTTTCAGTGTCACGGGTGTTTCTGCCGCCAGTGCTATGGGTTCTGTTACTGCACACGTACCTGTAACACAAAGTGTCACGGGTGTTTCTGCGGCAAGCGGAGTAGGCTCTCCTACAATAAGCCTTCCCAGAAGCTTTAGTGTCACGGGTGTTTCTGCGGCAAGCGGAATAGGCTCAGTGCAAATTAACTCTGCGTTTGTTGTTACAGTAGATGGGGTTTCGGCAGAGGGTTCCGTTAACGATGCACTTGTTTGGAATGTTATTGACACTTCACAAACCCCTGATTGGACAAAAATAGCGGCATAGGAAAAATATTATGGCTTCTACATATACAACTGGCTTTAGCTTAGAAAAAATAGGTTCCGGGGAACAATCAGGAGCTTGGGGCGACACAACTAATCATAACTTGGATATTGTGGATCGTTTGGCGTCCTACAAAGCTGTGGCTATAACAACAAATGCGGATACGCATACCCTAACTGTTCGAGAGGCTTCTCCGGGGTCAGGAACCGAAAACCTTCAGGATGGTATGTACCGTGTGATTAAGTTTACAGGAGCGTTGGACTCAAATTGTACGGTTACAATAGCCCCCAATACGGCACCCGCTTACTTTATTATGAATAATGGCACTACAGATTCTGGGTCCAGTGGCCCCTATTCTCTTATCTTCACACAAGGTAGCGGAGCGAATATAACAGTAGAAAATGGGAAATCTGCGATCATCTATTGTGATGGGGCTGGAAGCGGAGCCGCTATTGTAGACGCAGTATCTAATTTAGCGTTGGCTACTGTAACGGCTTCTGGAGACATTACTGCAAGTGGAACGTTCAACGCCTTGGGTGATACGGCTTCTTCAGATAAAGCCGCTGTAGGATACACAAGCGCAGAAGGTCTTATTCTTACAGGCCAAGGTTCCACTAACGATGTAACCATTAAGAATGACGCTGACACTGATGTAATTACGATAGCAACTGGCGGAACTAGTGTTGATATTGTTGGAGATGTAACGGCTTTCACTGTAAATGCAGACGGAGATACCTCCGCTGGCGATAATGCGGCTATGGGTTACACCGCCGCCGAAGGATTGATACTTACAGGCCAAGGCTCGACCTCAGACATCACAGTAAAGAACGATGCTGATGGCACAGTGTTTACTGTTCCAACTGGCACAGATGATATCCTGTTTCCTGATGATGCAAAGGCAATGTGGGGCACAGGTTCGGACATGACCGTTCATTGGGATGGAACGGACGGTCATCTTACTGTAGGAGGAACACTCAATATTGACGGTTCCGGCGAAACGATGGCAACCTTTGTGGATGATGGGGCTGTGACCCTATACCACGACAATTCTGCAAAACTCGCCACTTCTGCTGTAGGAACCACAATAACTGGAACCCTAATAGCAACCACAGATACTGACACAAGTAACACGGGTAGTGTCACGTTAGACTTTGGAGCAAACCAAAACTTTGTCCTGACGTTTACTGGTAACGTCACTCTAGCCAACCCATCTACAGAACAGGTTGGGCAAAGCGGGATCATCTGCTGTATTCAAGACGGGACGGGTAGTAGGACGCTGAGTTTAGGAACGGACTACGAGACTGCTGGTGGTGCAGGAATAACTCTTAGTACAGCCGCCAATGCCGTGGACATTATACCATACTTTGTTAAAGCATCAGGAAGCATTCAGCTTGGTGCAGTACAGTTAGCGTTTAGTTAGGAGAGCGTTTATGCCTGTATTTGGATCACAGAACTTTGGAAGTGGAGCCACAAGTGCTTACTCAATAGATAAGTCTTGTATGTTCGACTATGCCTCTGCTTCTTACCTAACGAGAACTCCGGGGTCTGCTGGCAATCGTAAAACTTGGACGATGAGTTTTTGGATGAAAATGACGCGACTTGCTACTACCACCAGTGGAGGTATCGGGTTTTATAGTGCCGGAAATGTGGAGTTTGCTTGGTCCGACCATAATGATGAGTTGTATCTTATCACAGACGAAGGCGTCCTTAAACGAACTACAGGTAAAGCTAGAGATCCTGCTGGATGGGCGCATATCTTTATCGTTTCGGACACCACGCAAAGCACAGCGGGTGATAGGTTTAAACTTTATATTAACGGCGCGATCCCTGCATTAACAACAGATAGCGCACCTTCGGAAGATTATGAGTGGGAGATAAACAACACGGAGGCACAATATCTTGGAAGAAGGAGTGGCGATTATTTTGACGGTTATATGGCAGACTTCCACCTGATTGATGGAACAGCTAAAGTAGTCGGAGATTTTGGTGAAACTAACGATGAAGGTGTGTGG